AGCAAAGAAATCGTCGATTCCAAATCTGAAAACCGGGCTTTTTAACGCGCTGGCAGCAAAGGCCGGATTTACTCGCGGCAATGGCAACCAAAGGGAGGCCGAACGCCTTTACAATCGCCGCATCTCAGCGATCAAATATAGCAAATCGCTGTTTCTGAAGATGGCGCAAGATCTCGGCGCAAAGGTCGCATCGCTTCGCAAGAAGATCGAAAACGCAGGAGCGGAGGACAAAGGCACGATTTTGATTCCGGCCATTGAACTTACGATTGAAGGCGTTGACATGGATCACGCGAGCAAAGTCCTAGCGCCAGCATTGCAGGAGGGCGTCAATAAAAGCGCGGCGAAGATGCGCCAGCGAATCGCGGACAAGATCGCCAAACGCGCACAGGCTCATTCGGGAAGAGGAAGGTGATGCAACGCTTCTCAATCAAGGCGCTTTCCTCGATGTTTCGCACCAACCGCGAAACGGTGGAAAAACGCGCATCGCACCTGGGGCTGAAGTTTGAAGAAGGCGACAAGGGCGCGAAGCTTTACGACATCTTTGAAATCGCTCAGCTTCGCCCTCCACCAGCTCGCAGTGAGGGCGCAATGTCCTTGGAGGAGGCGAGGACGCGAGAGGCTACAGCACGCGCGGAGGGACTGGAAATGGACAATGCTCGAAAGCGGCGGGAACTGGCCAACGTGGACGAGCTAATGGCCGCTCAGAACGTCCTCTTCGACGAGATCGCCGCGATGATCAAAAAGTCCAAGATGACCGACGCCGAAAAGGAGGATTGTCTGAGTGTGATCTCCTCGGTTCCTCGGAAGTGCTGGGGCGAGCTTTGAAGCGAGAAAAAAAGTTACATTTCCCGCTTGCTTCGTGGTAACTTTAGGTTACATTGAACCCATGAGCAAGAACACCACCGCAATGATCGAAATCAAAGACCCCGCAGACAAAAACAACATTTTGGTTTTTCGCAAAACGAATCAGCCAGCAGGTCTTCAACCCGTCGGAATTATTCATTGTTTCTGTGCCACCGAATGGGAGGCTATCGGAGCCGCCGGAAATCACATCGGGTGGTTCATTTCAAAAAAGGAAGCTCTTAAAAGCCTAGTTGCATAATTTCCACCGAAAAGCCCCGCGCGGCAAGCTTGGCCCAAACAAGGCTGAGCTTGCCGCTTTTTGGGGTAACGCGCAAAGAAAAGAGAAAAAAAGTTACTTTATTTGTTGCGTTTAAGTAACTTTATGTTACTGTGGCTTACGATGAAAACAGAAACCGCCATTATCACCGCCTCAGTCCTTGGAACTATTGCCTTTAACGAGGGCCGTTCCTCCGCTCCCTGCCAAGACCCCGAACTCCTTAAAGTTATTGCGCAGCACGAAAAAAAGGAAATGGGGGCTTGCATTCCACTCTTGAAAGCGTGGACGAAATCATGGCACGCCGCAAACCTCGCCAAAGCAGCATGACCGCCCCCGAATACAAAACCCTCCGCGAAAAGCTCGCCCTCACTCAGGGCGGGCTTGCCTCGCGTTTAGGCGTGACGCGTAAAACAATCAACGCACGCGAAACCGGAGCCGTTCGCATCAGCGAAGAGGCTGCGCTGGCCCTTGAGTCGCTGGTCTTTATGGAGCCGAAACCGGCATCGGAACCTGCTTGCCAATCGTCGTAGGAAGCCCTGCCGCCTCAAGTTTGGCGTTGTCGGCCTCGTTCTCGGCGATGATTTTGTCGATGTTCAAGCCGCGATCCTTGGCCGCGCGCTCGCGCGAATTAAGCGAAAGAGCGATTTCCCGCTCGATGGCCTCGATGTCGCCAACAGGATCGACCCAAGTCCACGTCCTGCCGGAAAACTCGACGTGAGAAAGGCGGTCAAAATCAAGGAGGGTATAGCCTTCAATCCTACCCATTAGAAGAGCCATTCGTAGCCAACGCTCGAAAAGCGGAATCTCAAACGTGTCGATGAACCAAGAGTGAAGGATTTTGTAAATGTCGCGCTCTGACAGGACGCCCTGCCGGATGGAGGAATAAGAAACGCCCTCCAAGTCCTGCGCCCAAGTATTATAGTTGACGTAGATGCCGGGGGAGACTCCGCGCAAGATGGCTTTACGAAAATCAGGCATCGCACTATTCGGATGCGCTGGGTCAATCATCTGGGCCTCAACGCCATGCGGGAGCGTCTCAAACGTGCCTGGTGCAGAGGGCGCAATGGCCTTGCCGTCGTCGTCCTCGTCGCCAGTGTATTGCGCTTCTCCGGTCTGTTTGAAAAATCCAAGCTTGTTGGCGCTGATACGGGCGGCGATCACCTCGGCCTCTTCAAATTTGGCAAGATGGCGAAGGCGAAGGAGGGCATTGGCCAGCCACGAATAGCCTTGGCTCTGGTTGATGCGTCGAGCAAGGAAGGTGTGGATCATGTTGTCACCACCGACCGCGAACGTCTCGCGAGTGTAGCGACCGCTCTTCGGGTCCATCTTGCGCAAGTGATACCGAATCGGCTCGTCCCATTCGTCAAACTCCACGCCCATGTAGATACGGGCGGCATCGTTCCGGTGGTGCGGATCGAGCGCGTCGATCTCGATGCCCTGCGCGGCAAAGCGAAAATCGTTTTTAGGGAAGCCCTCAATGGTGCGGGTCAAAAAGCCGCCATCGCGAACGGCAGACCGTAGAGCGAGACGCTCAAAAGCAGCGCGGGAGAACTGCCGCGTAACGTCGAAATTGCCACGGCGTGAGAAATCCTCCCAAGCCTCCTCAACCTTTGCTCTCGCGTTGTTGTCGGCGCTGTTGGACAAGCCCTTTTTGCTCCTCGCATCTGCTCGACGGGCGAGCGATTTCATGCGGATACCATGCTGCCCAATAACGTTGGACTCCAAGGCCATCAACGCGCCCTCGATGTAGCCGTCATTCCTCTCAGAATCCCGCGCACGGTCGCGCAGTGACTTGGCATCCTGCTTGATCGCGTTGTCCGCTGGGCCGGTTCCTGCAACCCAATCGTTCGTGTATCGCGTGCCTTTTGCCGCGTCGAAATTGCGAGCGCGGATGGGCTTGTTGTTGGGGCCGTAGAGAAGAGGTTTCATTCAAAGCGTGAGTAAATTGTGCGACCGTTGGAAAGCCCAGCATCAGCGCGAGCCTTGGCGATCTCCGTGTCAAGATCGCGCCGGTATTTGGTCAACAGCTCGCGAGCGTCCATCAAGGAGATTTTCGTAATCGGGACGCCTCCGACCGTGTAGGTCTCAAGCCCTCGGCCTTCGCCGTCGTCAATTCTGCCCTCAAGGTGCGCTTCCAAAGCCTTAACCATTTTCCGCGCATGGCTTGGCAGCGGAGCGCGATCCGGCGGGGCTTGCAGCGTGATGTTTCCGATAGACTCAACCGACCGATTCCCGGCCACCTCGAGCGTCAAGGCAACAACGTAAATCCCGGCTGGCAGGTTTGCCGTCTTTTCGGGCGCATAGGTAGCGGTTGCCGTTGTATCCGATACTGACAACGCTACCGTGACCACATCGCCAGTGTCAATGCTGCGAAAATGAGCGGATCCTGTAGCGCCTGACGTTACAGTTGCGGTAAATTCCAACGATTCGCCGCAGAAGGCGCGGGAGGGTAAAGCTGCCATGTCGATGACTCGACAAAACAAAGCCCAATTTCAAGGGCTTTTGGTTAATCGGCTACGAAATCGAGAGTATATTCGCGCTCTTTACCTCGATCGGGCACGTTCTTGGCCGCATATTCGGCATATTTCTTGGCAATCGTGGCGAATGCAATGTCGAGCTTTTTGGCTGCGGCGATATTGTAAACGCGAACGTCGAGCGGTTCATTGCGGTCGCGCTTGTCCTTCTTGTCGAAAAACTCGTAGAAGCTGCCGTCCTGCCCTTTTTTCAGCGTGACCTTCTCGATCAACAGGCGCTGGAAATATTCCGGCGTATAACCGTGGCCGCTGGGGAAATGCATGTAATTATGCGGATAGATGGAAGATTTGCGATCTTGGCGGAGGGCGGCGTTTTGGTAGATCATGCTCTTGCATTCGTGCGTGCCGATCTCAAAGAACGTCCCGCGCTTTTCCCGTTTCGGTTGTGAGACGATTGGCTTGCCCAAGACGGTCGAGCCGAAGATCGCAAAGACGCCTCGAGCTTGCCTGACCTTGGTAAATGCCAGCACCTGGGCCTGCCGGTATTTCGAGTCGATAAAGACGGAGGCAGCTCGCAGCACCTTCCCGCATGGGTGGAGGAACTCGGTCTGGAGCAGCGCATCGAGCTTTTGCCAAACCTCTGGTTCCATCGTGCCGCCGCTCAAAATGTGATACCCAAGCCCCCAAGTCTGTCCGTTGACGCCATGGCCGACGAAC